TTCGGCTGACCGCATCAGCAAATCCTCCACCTGCGGGAAAGTACAGGCCGCCACTCCACCCCGCCAACTCCAACTGCTCCAAGTTCCCCGCAAACGCCATCACCCCGCTGACCGTTGTGGTTGCTCCTGTGACGACGGGCGTGTTCCCGTATTCTTGGGTAAAGTCAAGCCGGTATCCGGAATAAAACCCCGAATGGTCCACGAATCCCGTCTGCGTCAGCGATGGGGCGGTCGGGGCTACCAATGTTTCAACCACCTTCTGCACATCAAAGAAACCGAAGTTTGTGGTCGGCAGTTTGTCGCACTTCAGCCGTGCCAGCGTCGTCCCTGCGGGGTTCTTCACATCGCAGACATAGCGGTAATTGGGTTGCGCAATCAGCGAGCCGCTGACCTTGTAAAGCATCTTGTTGTAAACGGGGGTCGCTACGAGGGGCGAACCCGAAAGGACGGTTATGGACATGGGTTATCGGACGGTTGCGACGCTTATGGACTTGCCGAGGACTTCGGCTATGTTTTCGGTAAGCACATCCACCATTTCCTTGGTGGCTGCGTTGGACATGAAGTTGGTGGCCCGTAAGCCTTCCCGCCTAATCTTGTTGGCGATGTTTATAGCGAAGGAACGGTTGGCGGCCTTCTTGTCACGGCCTTCCAGTTGGATGCTCTTAAACGCAATCCACTCTTGGATGGGACGGATAGGTGGCCGCTTGTCCCTGTACTGAAACGGGCTATTGGGGGCACGACTACTGCTGACCGCACCCTTGACACCGAGGTCCACATATTTCCAGTAATCGTTGGCCTTGATAGCCACGACAAAGGAGGAATCGGTCAGGGTGATGGGTTCAACGACGATGCTCTGCGCAAGGGAGTTGCTGGCAATAGCGTTGGCGTTGGCGAGGTTCTGCTTGGCGAGCCTCACCACTCCCTCCAGCCACTTCGTGACCAAGGCGTAGGACTTGTTCTCAATGGCACCATCCGCAAGGCTCACCCCGAAGTCAGCCAAGGCCTCCTTCTGCAAGTCGGTCAGTTTCTTGCCTGACCCTCCGACGAATACATCGAACTCCATGCTGGTAAATGTCCAGCCTCGCAAATTGTGTCCTACTTCCTCCGCATCCGCTCCGCTTCCATCCTTTCGGCCTCCAAGATGTCGTGTATTAAGAGCGCATAGTTCAGAAACTCCACCGCTTTCATCGCAAAGATGGCCTCAAATTTCAGTACATCCTTGTTCGCCATCCGCCATACCACCATGAGCCAACCGTAGCCAGCAAGCGGGTTGGTTACGGGGCCTGCATCCCCTTCGTGAGGTGACGAGAATAGTCGCTCAAAACTTTCAAGTAGGATTCTGAACTTAGCAAAAAAAAACTGACCACCCCCCAAACATCGCCAATCTTGGCGTGGGCTTTCAGCAATTCGGCCCGCTCTTGATGACTGGCCCCGTCGTATTTCTTGGGGAAGTATCCCATGAACCCGCCCTCCCGGCATAGCGTAGCCATTATCCGGTGCAGGTTTTGGACCAACTTCTTCTCGTCGGTCGTGTCGGTGTCCATCAGGTCTATGAGTTGGCCAGCGGTGAGTTCATCCGTGAAGACGGTCGGAATCCACCACTTGCCACCCGCTTTGAACCTGCGCCGATATGCCAAGGTAGGCAGTTCGTTCCACTCTGCAATGATGGTCTTATATCGTTTGGTTAGCCCCTTGGCGGGCATTTCCCTTACGAGTGATACATCCACCCCCTCCACTATCGCCACGACCCCAGCACGCTTGTCGTAATCGGTCAGCACAGGGCTGAACTCCAGCGCAGCGATGCGTTGGAACTGGTCGATGGTGAGGTCTTGGAGTTTCATAGGTTTGCTTTGCAGAAGGTTAAAGCGGATTCAATGACTTGGTGCATATCATAATACTTATACTCCGCAAGCCTGCCACCAAAGTAAACATTCGGCAAGGAGTCAGCCATTGCCTTGTATGCCCCATAAATAGCGTTATTTCGCTCATCGTTCACGGGATAGTAGGGGTCTGTTTGCTCCACGATGTAGGGCGTGGGGAACTCCGTACTTATCCAAGACCCTTCCGTCTGCACACCCTCAAAATGCTTATGCTCAATGATGCGGGTATAAGGGATACTCTTGTCGCAGTAGTTCATCACAGGGCATCCCTGCACATTCTCGCTCGGATAATATCGGTGCTTATGAATAACGGTCTTGTACTCCAACGGTCCATGTTTGTAGCGGAAGAACTTGTCAATCGGACCCGTGTAAATGAGGTTCTTGTATTCGGGCAAAGGGGATGTAAAAAAATCCGTTTCAAGCATTACTGGAATACCATCCAGCAGTTTGTCAAAGATTTGCGTATAACCTCCAACGGGAATGCCTTGGAAGGTGTCGTTGAAATAGTTCGTGTCGTAGGTAAAGCGAACGGGCAAACGCTTCACGATGCTCGCTGGCAGAGTGTCCGCATCCCGCATCCATTGCTTTTCGGTGTAACCCTTGATAAGCAGTTCGTACACCTTGCGGCCCACCTTCTTGATTGCAGCCGTTTCAAGGTTTTCGGCCTCACCAATCCCTTCGCAATCCCTGGCTATGGAATCCATCGCTTCTTGGGGAGTTGTTGCGTTGTAGGCTTTCTCAAAAGTGAACATAGAGAAAGGCAAGGAATAAACTTCGCCCTGCGCCGATGCCATCGTTTGCAAGCGGAACGGCTTAAACTCTGCGAACTGGTTAATCCAAGCCCATACCTCGGCATTGTTGGTGTGGAATATATGCGGCCCGTAAGCGTGAATGTTGATGCCATCCCTTTGCTCGGTGTAGCAATTCCCCCCGATGTGGTTGCGTTTCTCCACCACCACCACCGATTTGCCTTGGTTGTGCAGGTGCTTGGCGCAGATAGCGCCAAAGAATCCCGAACCGACAACCATGTAGTCAAACATTATTCTCCAAAAATTGTAGGCCAAAGCCGTTCAAAAGCGTGGGCGTAACCATCGTTGTTTGTGTTATGAAACTCTATAGCCTTCTCGTAAAACGAAAGAGGATGCCGACGGATGGCCTCCTTGGTCACGGCGAAGATTGCTCCAGCACCAAACCAAATCGGGCGGTTAAAGTCCTCCCCAAATAAAGAGTGAGCCACTTCGGGAACCAAGTTAGGCCAGCAATGGTGAGGCCATGCGGTGCAACTTAGCCCTTGAATCGGTAGCACCCAGTTGGACAGGTTTCGGAATGGTTCATCCAATCCATCTTGAATGATTAACTGCACCTTGGCGATAAAGTCAGGGCAATGCGGGAACGGGTCGCCTTGGGTGAAAATGGTTACGGGGTGAAGGTCCGTGTAGTTGTTGCAAATGTGGTAGAGGTAGGTGTGCGATTCCCTTCCGATGTTTGGCAATGGGTAATAACCGTTGCCAAAATCCTCTCCCTTATTGTAAACCGTTTGGACGCATCGCAAAGAGTTAAGCCAAGTGAGGTCCTCGTTGTATCGTGCGACAATCAGTTGCATGGCTAAAATGTGATGACGAACTTATCAGGCGCAGGCCATCCCTTGCAGGAGTTGTAAACGGTCATGCCTTCACGCTTCCCAATCCAATGCTCGGCCTGCCAGCGGTGCTCCCTTACGGGTTCGCCCAGTTCCCGAATGTGGGACGACTTAGCCCACCAAAAGGTCCCCGCAAAGTAGGGGTAACCGTCGGGGTTGTTGTGGTCAGCGATTTGGGGAAACTCTTCCTTGGTCAGCCAGTAGGCTCCTACCGCATCCACATTGGCGAGTTCTGCGATGGCCCGTTCCCAAGCGACGATATTGAAGAACACCATGGACCTGCACCAAAGTTGGTTGATGAGGGATGGGTCGGAACTACCCTTGGTATGCCCGTACAGGTAGGCGGCATCTTCGGTTTGGCTCGCCTTGTACATCTCGGTCAGCGTCGCCTGCTCCCATGCGTTTGTTCGGGTCACAACTATTTTAATCTTTGCGGCGACGAGGGAGTTGTCCAAGATTTCTTTGACGACCTTCCGCTGGTCGGGTGGTCCGACGATGCCGACACGAATCTCGTCGAGTTGCTCAATCAGCCCGTAATTGCACAGGGCCATCATGTGTTGGTGCATGATGAGTTGCCATTGGCCGCCGCCGCCGCAATAGATGTGGTAGTAGTGGATGAGTTTCATGGTCAATATTGTCCGTTTTCAGCGTAAATATTCATGCAGTATTTTAAGGAATACTCAAAAAGACCATTTTCATCCTGCCCCCTGTAAATAATTTCATCAACAAGCGGCAGAACCAAACTGCCATGTTGCATCTTTTCGGCAAAATACTGCTCCAAAATTTCTTTGGCTTTGCTGGGTGTGAGTTTCATTGGGTGAATAGGAGGGTTAAGATGCAGCCGATAAACACCAAGGCCAGCACGACCCGACCGATGGCGAGGGCGAGGTCAAGGAGGGATTCGAGGTTCAAGGACCTTGCAACTGAAAGTCCCGCATAGAACCCAAGGAGATACCCGATGCAGACTATGATTAGGTTCATGGGGTCGGGGGGATTGCTTCTACTACTTCGCCAGGTTCGTACTCGGTAATGATGTAAGTCCCTTCGGGGAATTCTTCCAGGTCAACGCCTCGCAGGTCATGCTCTTTATACGCATACATTACCCGAATGCCATTCTTTATCACATAATCGTACAACGAGTTTGTCATTTCGCTCTCATGTTCCAGCATTACGAACAGGTCGGATTTTGGATTGACTGACCTTAAACGGTACATCTTCATGCCCCAAAGTTACACCACCAAGTACTTCCCCGAGTTGCTGACCGCCAATTTGTTGAGGGCCACATATCGCAGGGCATCGCAGGCGTGGTTGTACGAATCAATCGGGACCCCCGTGTCCTTGCCGTCCTTGTCCGTGGCCCAAGTGTACGAGCGGAGTTCTTTTATCAGGTTCACGGAATCCTTGGTCACATGAAGGTTAAACCGCTTGACCACATCTATCCCCTGCCTGACCGAATCGGGTCCCTTGGATGCGGGCTTGATATTGAATCCGAGGCGGTAGATTTCCTCGATGCTCTTGGGTTCTGCAGAATCGGCCACGATTTCCCACGCCCTTGTGATGCCGAACTCTTTCAAGCGGACGGCAATGTCCGAGTTGGTGAGCCCCCGATGGTAGAGCAACTCATGCACAAACAAGTCGTCCCCCCTGCGGTACACGGCGACCAAGGCCGTGGGGTCGTTGCTGAACCCCCAGTCAAGCCCGTAGGCGACGAATTTCATCGTGGATGGGTCTATACCCTCAACCACCGTGTAATCGCCGTAGATAGCCCCTTGGAGCGTCCCGACTTGACCGAGGCCGTACACCTTCCACCAGTTCGCCCAGTATGCGGAATGCTCCGCTTTGGCTCGGTTTAGTTCTATATCGTTCCGAATCGTATCAGGAAGGGCTTCGTTGTCTTGGTAGGTGAGGATTAGAAACTCCGCATCCGCTTCGGGGAGGACCTCGGTGTGCGCCCAAAACTCGTGGGTGGGGTTGAAGTCGATGTAGATTTCTTGGCTGGTCCTGATGGCTAACTGGTAGTAGGAATCGAAGTCGATATTGTTGGCCTCGTTGATGTAAAGCACCTGCCGCCTTGCCCCTCGGAGGCGGGCTTCCGAATCAGCGGAAAAGAACTCAATGGTGGACCCGTTGGCGAAGTTGTACTGCAGGAGGGTCTTGTTCCAGCGGTCGGGAACCCAACGATGGGTCCATTGCATGATCTTGGCGAAGTCCTTGATGGCCCCCCGTCGTAGGTGAGGCACGGATTCGGATACAACCGAAATCTCCGACTTGGGGAACCGAGCGGCGTGGTCAATCAGGACCGCAAGGATGCCGAATGTTTTGCTCGCACTTGTCCCGCCTTGTATCACCTTCTTCCGAGCGGTCATCGCCCGAATCTTGCGGATGGCGGTGGTGTACTTAAAGTCCATTAGCAGTCAGGACAGGATTCGAACCTGTTCGTCTAATCTTCTTGGACACCATAATGCTTCTGCTGGTGTTAGACATCGTCTCATCTCAGAGCAATTCATTAGCGTCTACCATTCCGCCACCTGACTGACACAAAGATACGGGCTTTTCATACACCCGCACCACTATTCGCCAAAAAGCGGCTGCTCGATGGTGATACTCGTTTCCTGCTTTTCTACAAGACCGTTTAACCGCTGGGTGATGGAGGGGTTGTAGATGCCCGCCATGCCTCCCTTGATTTGGTCGGCTCGGATGGCTTCCTTTATGCGCTGGCAGATTGCGGTAAATTCTTCGTATGCTCCCCCTTTGTTGTTGAAATAGTCCCTCCCCCCATCAGCAATACCCTTGTCCCAAAGGTGCAATTTGAACCCCTCCATGGTCAATGGGGCTTCTTTTTCCCGAAAGACCTCCACGGCTTTGGGGCCAATCCAATCTTTTACAAGGATGGGTTGCTTCTTTGTATTGACGCAATACTCGCTGAACTCATCCCATAGTTCTTGGGGGGTCGCAAATACCCGTGGCCGTCCTGCTCCCATCAATACTCTATTTTATCAATCAGTTCGTCAATCTTGTCCACGATTTTCATCTTGACCGCAAAGGCGTTGGGCGAGTTGGATTCCTCCACCGCCCCAATGCAGTCGCAGAGGGTCGTAATGACCATCATCAGCGAATCCATGCGGGCTTGGACTTGGGCCTCATCATTGGGGGCTTTGGTTGAGGGCATGGGTAACGGTGTGGTGGTTGGCTTCGGCGAACTGGTCCGCCTCTTGGTAAATGTAGGATAGGGCCGATTTTACGCAGTCAGCGCACCACCAATTCGTGTTGGGTCTGCCGTGGGCCACCAAGATGGTCTGCAAGTCGTGGACCGCTTCGGGGGAGAGCCGCATGAACAAGGCCGCTTGGTATTGTTCCCAATAGTGGCGGTGCTTTTGGGCCGTGAGGTATTCCGCTTGTGTCATAGAAGGGTCAGTTGCTTGGGTTGCTCCTGCACTTGTTTAGAGCGTGCCTGAATGCGTTTCTCGGATATGGCGATGTACTCCGCCTCCCGTTCAATCCCGATGTATTGGAAGCCTTCCAAGACCGCAGCGCATCCCGTGGAACCCGACCCGTTGAAAGGGTCAAGGACGATTCCGTTGGGCGGGGTTACGAGGCGGCAGAGGTAGCGCATGAGGTCGGTGGGCTTGACCGTTGGATGAAAATTTGTCCTTTCTTGAACACCTCGGTTCCTTGGATTATCCCCGCCAGGGTTGCCCTGTTTGCGGCTTTCGTCCATTTGCTTGGAATGCGATCCGTCAAGCCCCGCATCCCTATCCGCTTTGCTTGCCTTGGCGCAGTAGAAGAAGCGTGCCGAATCTTTGAGCAGGTCGGTGGCTTCCTCGCTTCCATCGTGGATAAAGTTGGCGGGCCAGCGGCCACCTTCCACCCTTCCCCCATCCACATTAATCGCCCCCGTCCCGTGTTGCAGGACATTCTCGGCAACCGTTCCGACCAGCGGCTTGCGGGCCACGGTTATCGGCTCCAACGCAGGCTTGAGGGCAGTCCCCCATCCTT